GTCTTGCCCTCCGCGGCCGCCTCCTGGATGCGCCGCGTCAGCCGCTCCTCGTCGCGGAACGCGTCCGAGAGCATCTCCCAGCCCGACGACAGCGCCTGCCGCAGGAAGGGCAGCACGCCGACCTCGACGCTGTCCGGGATCACGAGCGCCGCCGCCCCGGCCAGCGCGCGGGTGGTCGCCTCGCGCAGCTCGTCGGCGGTGATCTTGCCGTCGCCGAACGCGTCGAACAGGTCGGAGACGTAGTCCCGCACGACCTCGACGATCTCGTCGCGGTCCTCGGGGGTGATCTGGATGGCCATCAGGTACCTCTCGGGTGGTCGGAATCATCGGGGTCGGGCCGGCCGAGCCGGCGTAGGAGTCGTCGGTCGTCGTCGTGCAGGCGCAGCACCACCGGCAGCCCGCCCCATCGGTGGGCCGCCCAGCCGAGCAGCGCGAGCACCGCCGGCAGCCCGCCGCCGGACAGCAGGTCGATGAGCAGCGCCATCGAGGTAGGGTCGGCGAGCACCGCGACGTCGGTCGGGTCCTGACCGCGCGCGACGACAGCGAGGCCGAGCAGGAGCCCGCCTAGGGCCCAGGTGAGGCAGCGGTGGGCGGGCCGCCGTATCACAGCGCCTCCCACGCCGCGGCGATCCCCAGGCCCTGGGTGCGGTAGGTCTCGAGCGTCGGGTGCACCGTGCCGCCGGCCCCGTCCAGCCCCTCGCCGGCGACGTAGGCGCGGGTCGAGCGTGCCGCGACCGTGTCGTGGATCGCGGTCCTGATGGCCTCGATCTCGGGCTTCTGGGCCACCGTGGCGATCGGGTCCACGTGGACCACGCGGCAGGAGGGCCACAGCGACTCTGCATCAGCGTAGATCAGCGGCAGCGTCGCCTCGAAGGTGGCGACCTCGCCCGCATCGTCGGCGTCGTTCGTGCCGGCGACGACCACCAGCACGTCGACCGTCACGCCGGCCGGCACGAAGCTCGCGATCTGGGCGTGCAGCATCGTCCGGACCGGCGAGATCGGCGAGCTCGAGATCGCACGCCGGTAGACGGTCACCGAGTCGAACCCCTGCGCCAGGAACCCGGAGACGATGTGCGGCACCAGTCCCGGCTCGGGTCCCACACCCGCATTGTCCGGGTAAGTGGCCTGGGCCACGTCATCGTCGTAGAACGCCCCCCCTGCTTCAGGCGCAGCCCCGCCGTAGGACAGGCCGTCGCTGCCGTCGCCCGTCGGGTCCTCCCCGACGCCGTCGCCGATCGAATCGCCGACGAGGACGACCACCAGGTCCCCGGAGAGCTTCTTCGGGCCGGGGCCCGTCAGGGGAAAGGGCGTGGCACTCGGCGCCTCCGCGCGTAGAGGTCAGCGATGATCGTGATCCCGGCAGTGTCGCTGGTCCCGTCGTGCCAGGCCCCGAAGGCGACGACCCAGTTGCTGACGGGGGCCCGCAGCACCTCTGCCGGCCCGGACACAGCGTCGTCCCACCGCGACGTGCCCTCGATCTGACCGTGGCAGATGATCTGGGACGGGTAGTTCGTGCCGTCGTCTGCGAAGCGGATGCTCGCCTGGGCCCCCGAGATCAGGCCCAGGTTGTTCAGGCTCGGGATCGAGCTCGGCCCGAGCCTGCCGATCTGGTCGGTGCCTCCCGACACGACCTTCAGCGCGAGGCCGGCGCCGGCGAGCGAGCCGTCGACGGTGGTGGAGTCCAGGATCCCGCACCACAGCCCTTGCTGGGCGAGCGTGCCGCGTGGCCAGGTGATCAGGTCCCAGCCCAGGTCGATCACGTCCTGGTCCGAGTCGAAGTCGGGCCACAGCGTCAGGACCGGGATTGTCCACCGCGCGAGAGCCTCCTGGTAGCCGTCCACGTCGGTAGTGTGGGTGTCGAACACCGCCGTCAGCCGCCCAGCGACGAACGATGTGCCTCCTACGACATCGAGCAGCCCGCCCGGGTCGACGAGCGCTGCTGGCGTGGCGGTGATTGGCTGCCAGGGTTCGGCGCCGGAGCCCCCGCCCAGCCGCCGCAACACTCGCCCGGCGCCGATCATCGGACCTCGACCCAGCAGGTGCCCGCGCCCGTGCCCGCGAGCCCCACGAACCCGGCAGCGCCCACGTCGTACTCGACAGGGAGGACCGACGCGGCGAACGGCACCCGACCGGTCGCCGGCAGCGCCTCGCCGTCTGCCGCGCCGCTCGTGACTACGTACACGTCGACATCGCTCTCGTAGATCACGAGCGTCCGGATCTGCCGCGACGGCGGAAGCGCCGCGGGGAGCGTCAGCTGCGTGACGGTCGCGGCGAGCGTCACCGCCTCGCCCACCCCCGGCGTCAGCTCCTTCGCCACGGCGCCTCCCGCGCGCGTGGTAGCAGCGACGCCCGCGACCCGTCAGGTCGGATACCGGAGACCAGGGAGGTCCTCGTGGTTGTTCTGGCTCTGGCTCTGCTGGTCGGGTGTGTCGACCCCGTCCCACGCCTCGGGTGTGTGGAGACGTACGGTCCCGAGTCGTGCGTAGCCGATGTGGGCGCATGCTTCGTTTGCTGCGGCGGTGGCGACGCTGCCACCACCTACGAGTGCGCCGACGGCTTCCTGGTCGGCGCCCACAAGCAGGCCGGCGGCGCGGAGGCGCTGACGGCCCACTGCGTCGGCCTCGACCGGGGGCGGGAGTAGGTCAGCTGCGCTCGAGCAACGTCGGGTCGTCGAGGATCTCCAGCTCGAGCTCGACCTCGGGCCCGCCGACGGTGAGGTCGACCACCAACGCGACGACATCAGCCAGGCTGACCGAACTGTCGTTGAGGACCACCACGTCGCCGACGTCCAGCGTCTCGAGCTCCGTCTGGGCCGAGTAGGTCACGTACCGTCGCGGCAGCGCCTGCGCGGCGAGCAGGTCCTGGGCGTGACGTACGGCAGTCGAGGTGTCCCACACGCTGAACAGCTGGACTTCGCTCGGCTGCCGTCCGTACCTGGTCTGCGACAGCCGGGCGCGGTAGGACGGGACGATCCTGGGGTCCTCCTCGTCGAGGCCGGGCGAGAACTCGTCCGCGAGGCCTCGGCGCCCGCCGAACGAGCCAACGATCACCCGCGACCGGAACCCGCCGGTCTGGCGGTTCGGCCCGTACAAGACGGCGACCTCGTTGACGATCTGCTCCGAGCGGGTCTCGATCGAGGACTCGCGCTGCACCTGCCGGAGATCGGCGTCGAGGCGCGCGACCGCGTCGTTGGATGTCGCGTCCCACCTGCGGATGTAGTAGTACAGGCCGCCGTCGCCCTGTCGCGGCTCGACAGGCAGGACCGGCAGGATCTCGCTCCACAACCACTCGAGCGGAGCGACCGGGTCGTTGATGTAGGTGTCGAACAGGTACGCGTTCAACCGGTCCCTGGCGCCTGCGAACCTCGCCGCGTCCAGCTGCACGCCGGTGAACACCCGCAGCATCCACTCGATGATGTCGGCGCCGCCCCGCAGCAGTCCGCCGGTGATCGGCGATACCAGGCCGCCACCGTCTGCCAGGTCCCACCCGATGTAGTAGTTCCGCCCCACGTCGACGGTGCCGCTGAAGCCCGACATGTCGACGATGCTCGTCACCCGACCCACCCCGTCGGTCGCGATCTCCACCGGAAGGATGTCGTTTGCCGGTGCACCTGAGCCGGCGTAGTCGAAGACGCGCACCTGCGTCGCCAGGACGCGATGGCCTGCGACCATCAGCTTCCCGCTCACCCCCGGCTCGGCGTACAGACCCTCCGAGGCCGGGGATGGCGCGCCTGCGGCACCCGTTCCGGGAGAGCCGATCACCACCGGGTAGTGCGCGCCGATCACCCGATCGTCCGCTGTCGGCCACGTCGTGAGGTCGACCACCATCCCGGGCGTCGGCAGGCGGCGGGAGTCGGTGTCGACCTGGCGCAAGACGCTGAAGCTGACAGGCTCCAGGCGGTCACCGTAGGTGAAGCCGTTCACGCGCCCGTCGATCAGGACCCGGGCCCGCTCGAACGACTGGCCCTCGAACCACCGACGCAGCGTAGCAGGCGAGCGCTCGAAGGACAGGAACGCGCCGACGAGTTCGTCCCACGGATCGGACGCATCGATGATCACCGAGATGGCGATGTCGGCGGACCCGTCGAGGGCGAACGACTCCTCGAGGTCGTTGAGCCCCTCGCGGTACTGCAGCGCCACACCGTCGTCGCGGACCACCTGCACCGCCGCCGTCGCGAACCTGAACTGGCGGCCGTTCACCTCGAGGTCGAGCAGCCATTCGCCGCGTTTTCCTAGGAGATCGGACCGGGCGGTCACTTGACCAGCTCGGAGATGGCGATCGGATCGATCCGCCCGAAGTCGTCGCTGCGCTCGTCGCGCCCGGCGACGTTGTTGTACTGCGCGTTTCCGTCGAGCGTGCCGTACAAGAAGCGGAGCCGGTCGTTGATGGTCGCGCCGCCCGAGGCACCGTCGGGGATCGAGTCGAGCGCGACGACCGGGCGCTCGGTCCCCTCGGTCTCCTCGAGCAGCGCAAGCAGGGTCCCGAGCACGTCGTCCACCGCAGCCACCGGAACGTCAGCGTGACCGCTGCCGCCGACGCCGATGTAGTCCGGCGACGCGCTGGACAGCAGCGAGTTGCGCCGCACGCCGTCGGGCCAGGCGAGCGACCAGCGCATCGCCGGCGGCCCGTCTCGCCGCTTGCGGATCACGCCGTACCTGCTGACCCGCCGCGCCGTGTTCGGCAGCATCGAGCGGGTCCAGCCTCGCGACCAGCGCTTCCCGAAGATCGCGGTCGTCCCCAGGAACAGGGTGCCGATCTCGTAGTAGGCCTCCGGCACGACCTGGACGGGGATCACCACCTGGAGGTAGCGGAGGTACTCCGTCGGCGGGTTCGTGGCGGTGAACCGGATCGGCCTGACGCCGGCGGGGAAGACGAGGTCACAGAGGCCGGAGGCCGGGGTCGCGCCCGACACTCCAACCAGGCGGAGCTCGGGGAGCAGCGTGTTGGTCGCGCTCGGGTCCACCCAGCGGCCCGGGCCGCTGGCGTCGATCCGGAGCGCCACGGGCGAGCCGCCGGTGTCGAGGATCGCGATCCCGCCGGTGAGGGTGTTCCGGTCCAGCCACCGGCCCGCCGTCGCCGTCCCCGCCGCCGGCCGGATCCAGTCGCCAGTCCGCTCGAACGTCAGCCCCTCGAAGCCCTGCGCGCCGTTGTAGCTGCCCAGGGTGACGAACGCGCCGCCAGCGTCCGTCTTCCCGCGGAGCGTCACCGTCTTGACGTTCGCGTTGAACACCCCGAGCAGCAGATGCCAGATCGGACCGATCCGCGTGTCTTCGCCGAGATCGAAGGTGATCCTCTGCGCGGCCAGGTCCGTCGTGCGCCACGTCTCGCCCGGCGACGGGGAGACCGCCGGGAAGAGCCGGTCGATGCCGTGGTCGTAGATCGGGTCGATCGTGTAGGCCTCGGCCAGCACGCCGGGGCCGCGCGACACCGCGAGGAACGCCTCCTGCAGGCCCTGGTCGCCCACCTCCGGCAGCGGCGTGGGCGATCCCGACAGCAGACCGCCGACGCGGTGAGTCATCCCCGTCGCGTCCGTCCCTGCCGTCGCCCGGAATCCGAACGACAACGCCCCCTTCGTCGCCGATCCGCCTGCGCCGAAGTAGATCTCGGCGTGGTGCCACTGGCGGACGTGGATGGTGGCGGTCGCCGCCGCGGTCGCGCCGAACCGGATCCGGTTCGTGGTCGGTCCGGCTCCGCCATCGGTGAGGACCGACACGCCCTCGAGCAGTACGGCCCGCCACCTGCCGTGCCACGGCCTGCGGTAGCCGAGCACCAGATGCCCAGCGGCATCGATAGCGACCACGAACTGCGTGGGCGCCGTCACATCCCACGTCACGTCCTGGATGGTGGACGCCGCCGCCGCGTCCACCACCCTGAACCCTCCGGAGGAGCTCCCCAGGCGCACCTCGACCCGCCACGACGCTACGCCGTTGGCGACCCGGAGATCGAAGCCCGCCTGGAGGGACCCGACTCCGGTGCTTCCCGTTGCCACCCACATCTCGATCAGCGCAGCATGCTCGACCCCCGCCGTCCCGGCCGGGTCGAGCTCACACCATCCGGTCTGGGCGGAGAGCGAGAACTCGACGACGCCGGGAGGCACCAGCGTCGGCGCTACCGTGCCGCCGTTCGTCCACGGCCCGACGTCGACGGGCAGCTCGATCGGCACGCCGACTCCGCTCTGCGCCGGCGACGTCCCGGTCGGAGTCGTCTGGCCCCACCCCGGCCGGCTGGTCGCAGGGATCGGCCCTACGCCCGAGCTGCCCGGGTTGCACCCTATGCTGCCCCAACCGCCGGACCACAGGGTCCCGATAGAGCCGTCCTCGTTGCCGACCGCGGCGGTCCAGTTGTGCGCCACCACGCACCAGCCGCGGCACATCGCAGCCGCAAAGTTGCCGATCTTGGCGCCGTGCGACAAGAACAGGCCGCCCTCTGAAGTCCCGGGGGCGCACCTCGTCCACGACGCGCCTCCGTCCGCAGACCCCCACACCCGCACCTCGTCCGACGTCGACAGGCGGCCGATCGCCCACAGCCGCCCAGGGGCGTCGGACACCAGCCCGATGTCGTCGCATGCCACCGTCGGGTCGATCAGGACCTCGGTCGCGGACTCGATTGGCTGGAACGCCGACGCCAGCACGCGGACGGCCGGGAGGAGGTCTGCCCGGCGGAGGTACGCGAACGCGATGCCGCCTCCGTCCTCGATCGCGGTCACCGCGTGCCGGTCGTAGCCGGTGTTCGGGGAGTCCACGTGCTGGAACGTGGACCCGAGGTCGCTCGATGCGACGTGGGCGATTGTGTTCGTGGCAGTCGACTTCGCGCCGTCGAACACCGCGATTTCACCGCGGTAATAGACGGCGCGCCGCCGCGCGAACGTTGCGGTACCGACGAAGCTGTCCGGCACATCCGCGATACTGCGGATGGCCCACGTGGCGCCGCCGTCACCCGACGCGTACACCCGCAGCTGCTGGGTCTCGTAGCTCGCGATGCACAAGATCTGCCCGCTTGGCAGGGCACAGCCGCCGACCTGCCGCCACTGGCCCAGGTCGCCGAATACCGATGGCGCGCTGCCGTTCCGACTGGCGCGCACCGCGGCCGACCACTGCGCGGTCTCGGTCGGCGCCGCCTGCGGGTTCGAGTCCTCGTCGACCGACGGGAACTCGAACCGCCGCGCGTAGACGCTCTCGGTGGTCGCGCCCGACCGGGCGTACAGCAACACCACGGAGCCGGTCTTGGCGGACGCAACGACGTCGAACAGGTCCCACGTTAGCGTGTCGGTCCACTCCGCCGCCACCCAGTGGTTGACCCAGTTCGGGGGTGCCAGGTCGCGGTAGCCGAAGTTGTCTTCGCCGCGCTTCCACGCGACGCCGACCCCTACCCGCCCAGGTAGCCCAGCCCGCACGACCCGCACGTCGATCGGGACCACCTGCGCGCCGCTCACCTCGACGTTGAGCTTGGCTAGAGCGGACGACGCCACAGCGCTCCCAGGGCGCGGCCCGGCCTGACTGTAGGAGCTGTCGGTGAGCCCGGCCCCCTGGTCCGTGAGGTTGTCGAGCTTGATGCCGTCGGCCAGGATGGCGATGCCCTTGTACGGGCTGCGCCCAGTCTGCCTCTCCCCCATCGGTCACCTCACCCGGTAGACGGGCCGGACCCCGGCGCGACGGCCCGTCATCCGGCGCATCGCCTGCGACAGCTCCCGTCCCGCCGACAGTTCGTCGACCACCGCCCGCCCGAGCTGCCGCATCCCGACCTGGAGGGCGACCACCGTCGGCCCGCGGCCGCCCATCGCGCCCGAGGTCTCGTTCATGTCCCGGGCGCCCTGGACGCCGCCGAGCGCGTTGTCGCGGGCGCCCTGGTTGACGACCGACTCGCCGTCGCGGAGCGTCGCCTGGTAGTTGTCCGGGCCGGCCGTGTGCCCCGCTGCCACGAAGCCCGCGTCGAACTGCGGGGCTGGCTGCTGCATGATCGTAGTCGCCTGGATCGCTGCCAGGCTGATCGTCGCCGCGGCGAGCGCGGGGCCCAGGACGGGGCCCAGGCCGAGGGGGGGTGGCGCGAGCGCTGCGGCGGCGCCGGCCGCACCCGACACGACAGCTCCGACGGCTTCGAGCAGCTGCCGGCCGTGGAAGAGGGTCCCGATCTTCTTCCTCTCGGCCGCCAGCACGGCCTCGTTGCCCTCGATCATACGCTCCAGACCTGCCTGCTGCAGCTCAATCTGGGCTGCCTCTTTCTCTGAATCCGCCTCGGCGAGCTGCTGCTGCAGCTCCTGTCGCGCCGCGTACTGTTCGGCGAGGTTGTCGCGGTAGGTCTGCGTCTCGCGCAGGGCCGAGTCCTCGGCGGCGCGCAGCACGTGGCCGATCGCCTGCGACGACATCTGTCCGACACGGATGTAGGCGTCCTGCGTCTCGCGGATCGCCTGCCGCCGCAGCTCCTCTGCCTCCTGCATCACCTCCGTCAGGTGGCGCTCGCGCTCGATCTTCTCCGCGGCCCGGTCGCGCTCCATCTGCGCGAGGTCCCGGATCCTACGCTGCTCCGCCTCGTAGAAGGCTTGGTTGGCGTCGTCCTGGCTGCCGCCCGCCTCCACCGCAGCGAGGATCGAGTCGACGCGCTCGTCGAACGCGCGCTGGATCTCCTGCTCGCCGGTGAGGATGTCGGTGGTCGCGTCGAGGGAGACGGAGCGGATCTGCTCGTTGGCGGTCAAGATGGCGCGCATCGCCTGTTCCTGCTCGCGCAGGGCCTTGGCGTGCTCGCGGGCCGCCGCGGCCGCCTTCTTCTGGGCATCCTCCGTCGCGCTGCTCAGCCGCCCCACCTGGTGGGTCTGGCGCTCCGCCGCTGCCGCGCCCTCGTCGATGGCGAGCGTCGTGTCGAAGAACGCCCGCGCCGCCTCCATGGCGGTGTTCTTCGCCTCCAGGAACGCGTCGTCGCCCGTGTCGAGGAACCGCGACATCGCGCGCTCGGCCTCGGCGAACTGGCCGGAGAACAGCAGCCCGAACACGCCGCCGAACTCGCCCGCGCGGCGGATCAGGATGTTGAACGCCGCTTCGCCGAACTCCTTCAGGAACACGAATCCGAGCGTGAAGTCCTTCAGCCACCCGCCGAGGTCCAGGAAGCCGACCAGGTCGGAGGTCGCGCCGGAAATCACGCCGGAGAAGTCGGCGAGGGCGCGGTTCCACTCCTCGGTCGCGGCGATCGCGTCCTCGTCGAGCACCGTGCCGTACTGCTCGGCCACGGCGATGTAGTCCTCGAGCGACCCATCCGAGAGCACCGCGTTGAGCCGGTTCCCGGCGTCGCTGAACAGCTGCTGGGCCACGGTGTTCTTGAGGGCGCCGTCCTCCATGCGGGACATGCGGTCAACGACGTCGCGGAAGACGCCGTCCACATCACCCATCCGGCCCGCGACCTCGTCGGTCGTAAAGCCCAGCAGCTCCAGCGCCTCCTGCGCGCCGCCGCCGCCCTGGGTGAAGTCGAACAGCCGCTCGCCGAAGTCCTCGACCCCGCCGACGATCTCCTCGAACGACAGCCCCCCGCGCTCCGCCGCGACCTGCAGGCCCGCCAGCGTGTCGGTGCCGATCGAGGTCGCCTTGCTGAAGGCGATGATCTCGGTCCTCGCCTCCATGACGCCGGCGACGAAGCTGTAGACCCCCGTGGCGGCGCCCTTGATCGCGTCGGCCGACAGCGACGCGCCGATCAGCGTCCCCACGTCGCGCCACGCCGAGCCCGCCTGCCCCGCCGCCTTGACGGCCGCCCTCGCCGACTCGGCCTGCGCCTTGGTCGACTCACGCGCGAACAGCGCCGACGCCCGCGCAGCCTCCCGCTGCGTGATCCCGGGGATCTTGGCCATCTCGGCTTGGTACTGCCGGACCTCGCCGATCACCGAGAGGCGGATGTCGCGGGCGGTCGTCATCGGACGATCTCCTCCGCGAGGTCGTCGGCCATCTTCTCGGCCGCCTCCTTGCCCGGCGTGAACACGAGCTCGTTGACGACCTGCCCGCGGCCGATGAACGCGGCGTAGGGCGCGCGGTTCACCAACCTGACGTCGATCTCCGCGCCGTCGCCGGAGACGTTGGCCTCGAGCGACAGCAGCGACTTCGACAACCCGGTCCGCACCGGCCACAGCTCGAACGCCTGGCGGGCCACCGGCACCAGGTGGCGGTTCGCCGACCGCGCGAACGCCGGCGCAGCCCGAGCCATCAGGTCGAGCACCGTCCGCTGGACCGAGGGGTCGACGCGGATCCCGGGCCCGGTCGCGGCGGTGAACGACCGCAGCAGGTGGGCGCCGTCGCTCTCCCACTCGATGTCCAGGTCTACCTGACGCGGGCTGAACCCGACCATCGCGTCGCGGCTGGCGAACAGCGAGGCCATCAGCGCTCCCGCCGCTTGCGCTCACGGGCGGCGCGCTCCCGCGCCTCCTTCGCCCGCTCGTCCTGGTCTGCGTAGAACGCCAAGGCCCTCGCCCACTCGTCGACCGGCTGGTTGTAAAGCCCGAGGGTTGAGCCGTAGTGCGTGAGCCCGATCGCCGTCATCCGCCGGTGGAGGCTGGCTCCCGGGCCCCGGTAAAATCCCGCTCCAGCGCCACCTCCTGCGTGAGCTCGCCCGCGCCCTGGCGGATCATCTCGTACAGGAGGCGCCGCCCCTCGTTCGCGAGATCGATCGCGGTGCCGCGCTCCGTCGACACGAAGTGCTCGAACACCGCCTCGCCGTACGCGACCACGTCGTGCCGGTGCTTCCGCAGCGACTCGATCGGCAGCGGCTCGGGCCAGCACAGCCCGACAGCCGCGTAGTGGACGCAGGCGATCGCGTAGCCGTCGCCCGCCTCGCTGGGGTCGGGGATCGGCTCGCCCTCCGTGAGCTGCGCGATCTCCGCCTGGTCGCGGTCGGTGTAGCCCATCGCCCGCTTCAGCTCGCGCTGGAGCAGGAAGCGGACCGGCAGGCGGGGGAAGCACCCCACCATGATGGTGTTGCCGAGCTTGATCTCGCAGGTCGCCAAGTCCATCAGGTCACCGCGATGGGGCCGTTGTTGGTCCCGCTGATCGCGAGGGTGTGGCCCTCCATCGCCTCGGAGAACGCGTTCGCGGCGATGCAGTTCGGCAGCGTGCGGGTGGCGGTGACGCCGCCGGTCGTCATCGTGATGATGACCTTGAACGCCCAGATGTCCGTGTTCGGGTTGGTCGTCTGCGCGGCCGCGAACGGGGTGCCCGCGCGGCGCTGAAGGAAGTCCTGCAGGCGGTTGTTGGTCGCGTGCGTCTGCGCCTCGTTCCGCAGCTGCACGTTGACCGACCACTCCTGCTCGAGGTCGTCCGTCTCCACGTGGCCGTCGTACGCGCCCCGGTCGAGGACGCGGACCTTCTCCGTGTTCTCGGCGTTCGTGGCTCCGTGCGAGAAGTCGCCCGGGCCGGGCCCGACGGTCATGCCGAGCCCGGCAGCGTCCTCGAAGCGCACCGTGGTGCGGCGGCTGTTGAAGCGAGACATCAGCTCCTCCGGACGATGACGTGCAGGGTGTAGGAGGCGCCGGCCGCGCCGTCGTCGTTCGTCACGTCGATCTGCCGGTTGCCGGCGGTGATCGGGTAGTCGCCATCCTGCGTCGAGTGCAGGACCAGCGAGGCGCCCGGCTTCAGCGCGTGCTCCCCGGCCGCGCCGAGCAGGTCGTTCCAGGGCTCCGCGGCGCTCGGCTCGATCGTCAGGGTGTCGCCGTTGGCCGGGTCGGCGGTGATCACGAAGTCGACCACCTCCGCCGCGCCGAGCGCGACGCCGTTCGCGTCGAGGATCGTCTGGAGGTTGAGCGTCTCCGAGCCCGACGCGGCGAGCGAGCGCACGTCGTACAGTTCGGCGTCGGCCTGGCGGTCGCCGGTGCCCGAGCCGTAGGACTCGTCGATCGTCGTCTCTCCGATCGCGCCTCCGCTGTGGTCGCCGGCGGGCGCGAGCTGCGAGAGGACGTGGAGCTTGAACCGGGCCTGGCGGAGCGCCATCAGGGCACCTCGAGCGAGAGGTCGAACCACACGGTGTAGGACTGCGTGACGAGCAGCCACTCGCCGTCGAGGGACAGGGACGGCTGCAGGCCGTCGACGAGCGCGATGATCACCTCCGGCCACTCGGCGAGCAGCGCCCGGGTGACGTCGATCGCGGCGTCCGTCGCCTTGCGCGCGTCGGCGGTCTGACTGTGCGGCCGGAGGCGGTACGCGAACGCGACCACCAGCCGGGCGCCCACGTAGACCGTGCCGTCGTCCTCCAGGTCGCGCTCGAGCCGGGTGTTCGGGGCGCTCTGGACCCACGCGTTGAACGAGAGGTGGGCCAGCGTGCTCGGGTCGGCGATCACCGACAGCGGCGTCTCGGACTCCTTCCACCGCGCTCCGTGGGTCGGGCCGGGCTGGTACGGCGAACCGTCGAGCGCCTCGATCCGCGCGACCGCCGCCTCCTCCACCTGCCGGTAGGTCTGCGGCATCACCACCTCGCCGTGAGCCGGCGGGACCGGCCGTGCGCGTTGCGGTGGACCGCCCGGGCAGCCGACACCCGATCGGTGCTGTCGGCTCGGCCGTCGAGGTCGGCGTCGATGCGCGAGGACAGCTGGCCCCAGGCGGTGCTGAACTGGTCCTCGTGGTAGCGCATCAGCGTCTCGTAGCGGTTCGAGGTGCCCGCCGACGGCCGCAGCATGTGCTTGAACGCGAGGAACAGCGCGCGCTGCCGGATCGGCTCGCGGAACGCCGAGGCCGACACCATCAGGTCCGGCCACTGCCCGCGGCCGAACAGCAGCTCGAGCACGTGGCGGACCGCCTCGTCGATGAACCCCTGGAGCGAGGTCGGCGACTGCGCGATGATCTCGTTGAGGTCGGGGTACTCCGCGAGGAGGTCGGCGTCGGCGACGGGGTTGAACCACAAGAACGGCGCGACGCAGCACTCCCGGCGGATCGTCCGCCGGCTGCCGTCCGGCATGTCCAGGACCCAGCGCTCCTGGTACAGCTCGCTGTACGGGATGGTCTCGTCGTCGACTAGCTCGGCCGAGCCGCTGATCGCGTAGGTCGCCACGTCGGCCGTCACGGTGACGGTCTGCGCGTCGATGACCAGGCTCCCGTCGGGGCGGGCCAGCGTGAAGGTCGAGGTGATCGCCGGCGCTACGAGCGCCCCGTCGCGGTAGACCTCCAGGCGCACCTCGCTGTCCCGACCGCGCTGGAGCATGTCGGGATGGGCGACCCTGAAGCTGTAGGCGACCTCGGCCACTCGATCTCCATCAGGTCAGCGCGATCGTCTCGATGCCCATGTGGATCCAGTCGACGCCGCCCACGCCGACCACCGTGGCGCGCTCGTTCTGCGCGATCGTGACCACGGTGCTGTCGGCGGGGTCCCGGATGGTGAGCGCCTCGGCGTTGTCCGCCGCGTTCATGATCACGAACACCACGCCGTTGTTGTCGACCAGGCCCTCGGCCGGGCCGGGCAGGTCGACGTTGCGGCCGGCGCCGCCGGGGTCGAGCCGCTGGTAGTTGCCGCTCTTCGCGGTGAGCTGGTGGTCGCCCGCGAGCGTGGCGACGTCGACCAGGCCCGGGACCTGCTGCTGCCAGGGGTGGGGCCGTCGCCCCTCGGTCAGGTACGCCACGGTCCCTCCGTCAGCTGAGCGTGGTGGTGAACAGCGCGCAGAGCGCCCAGCCGCTGCCCTCGTCGTGGTAGAACAGGCCGGCCTTGTTCTGCGCGACCGTGCCGATCGTGGTCGCGGCGGCGTCTCGCACGGTGAGGCTCTCCGCGGCGTTCGCCTTGTTGATGATCAGGCGGAACTTGCCGTGGTGGGCGCCATCGCCGGCCGCGTCGCCCTCCAGGTCGACCGTGCGGGTCGATCCGCCCGGGTCGAGGGCGATCACCGACGGGTAGGTGGTGTCGAGCACCAGCGCGCCCGTGAGCGTCGCCTCGTAGTACCCGCCCTTGAGGGCGAGCAGGGCTCCGGGGAGGATCAGGTGATCGCTGCGGGCCTGCAGGTCGGTGAGGGACATGTCGTCTCCAGATCAGCGGTTGCCGTTGTCGCGCTTGCGGTCGCCACGGGTGACGGCGTCAGCGACCCGCTCCCGAGCCTGCTCGAAGGTGTACCCGGTGTTCCCGGCGCGCTTCGCGCTCTCCTGGAGGTCGCGGGCGACGGAGTCGATGGCCTCGCGCCGCTTCTCGGTGTCGCTCATGTCGAGGTCCTCTTCGACCGCTTCGGGTCGGGCGGATCGTCGGTGGTCTCGGTCTCCGCCGAGCTCGCCGGGAGGTCGGTCGGCGCGCGGGCGGCGTCGTAGCGGGCGGCGATCTCTGCCTTGCGGCGCACGAACTCGTCGCGGATGTCGGGCGCGACGTTGAGCAGCCGCGTCCGCTCGACGTGCTGCCGCACCCGGTCGCGGAGCGTCTGGATCACGCGCTCGTTCGGCGGGGCGATCTGGCCGGACAGGACGAGCCACTCCAGCCACAACTCGTAGGTGGGCAGGTGGAACTTGAACTGCTGGTCCTCGTCCGGGAGCGTGGCGATCGGGACGTTCCACGCCTCGGTGTGGTAGTGCCCGACCACCCGGGTCAGCGGGTGCCGGCAGTCGAGCGCGCGAATGTACCCGCCCGGGGGGACGCCCGGCGGGAGGCAGGCCGCGGGGATCGGGGCGATCGGCGACAGGTAGGTGAACCCGCGCTTCTCCGCCCGGTGCACGCTGTTCTCGTAGGCGTCCTGCGGCTCGTCGTGCTCTCCCAGCGTCCGACAGCCGTTCACTCCCGGGCTGATGACGTGCTTCGTGACGTCGGGGAGCAAGGTCGGCTGCGCCAGCGTCGTGCTCACCCGCCAGGACCGCGGGTGATGGCGGAGGAAGAACGTCGGGTTCGGCCCGATCGAGATGTGCCCGCCGGCCACGGTCTGCCCGAGGGTCGCCTGACGCATCAGCCCAGCCAGCGCCATGTCGGAGACGGCGGGCGATGCGGGGGCGGGGGATCCGGGCAGGTCGGGGATCGGCACGCGGCACCTCCGAGGGTCAGACGATCGAGATCAGCCGGCGGAGCGTGAACACCCGCTCGGAGCCGAGGGCGACGCCGAAGAACGTCGTCGCGCGGTACTGGCGCTTGGTCTGCGCGCTCCCCTCGGTGAGCTCCTCGATGAAGAGGCCGATCGAGGGGACGTAGACCGCGCCGTTGTTGTTGGCGGGCCGGATCGGGCTGGTGTTCGCCACCGCCCACCCGAGGCCGCCCGGGGGCGCCGCGAAGCCCTGCCGCGCGCCACCGGACTGGACGATCGAGTCGGTGATCGCGAAGTCGATCCCCATCCCGGCGAAGTTCGGGTGGAGCTGCGTGATCCGGTTGCCGTCGGGCGTGCCGGTCATCAGCCCCAACAGCGCGGCGAACTCGCCCGCGTTGTTGGTGAACGCCGGCTCGTTCCGGTACGACCTCGCCAGTTGGTCCATCTGCGTGCCGTCGACCATGGCGAACGGCCGCATGTTGCCGAGGTTCACCTTGTACGCGGTCGCGAGGTCGAGGTGGTCGTCGACCGACAGCGTGGTCGTCGCCGCGCCGACAGCTGTGGTGATCCCGGACCCGGCGAGCGCCACCCGGTCGCGGAACGTCGCGGCCCAGCTGTCGGGCACCAGCGCCTTGAGGCGGTCGAGCGAGATCGCCGGCTCGCGCCCCAGGACCTGCTGCTTGTACGTCTCGCTGTGGGACAGGCCGAAGGTCCCGATCGTGACCTCCTCGTAGCCGATCGCGATCGGCGAGGGCGCGACCGTGTCGGTCTCGTTCGCCAGCGGCGTGAACGGCAGGCTGAACCCGACGTCGCCGTAGTCGGTCACCCGGACCGTGTCCGAGCCGGAGCCCGCCAGGTCGCCGCGGAGCCCCACGACCCCCAGGCCCATCACGTCGAGCCGGTCCTGGAGCTCGAGCATGATCTCCTGCTCGGCGAAGACGTAGTCGAAGCCCAGCGTCCCGAAGACCTGGGCGTGGCTGATCGGCGCGTTCACCGTTGCGGCGGGCATGGGCAGACCTCACATCGGGTGGGGCTCGGCCTGTCGTGCTCCGCAGCGGGTAGCGCCCGCGAGTCGAGGTGAGCCAGGGCCGTGGTCGCTCGCGTGGTAGCAGCGACGCTCGGGACGCGTCAGCGAGCGGCGGGATCTGCCGCCGTCTGACCCTTCAGCTCCGCGATCTTCGCCCTCTTCGCGGCCCGGTCGAGGGCGGCGTACTCCGGCGAGGCGAAGTAGGTCCGCAGCTGGTCGGGGGTCATCCTCCCGCCGGGGCCGCTGGGGTCTGCGCCTGCGCCGGTGTCGGGGAGGCGGTTCGCGCCGGTGGCGCCCGCGGCTCCGGTCGCTCCCGCGGCACCCGTCGCCGTCGACGTCGACGCCCCCGCCTTGCCCAGGTGCGGCGACAGGAGCGGGTGAGCCTTCCCGTGCTCCTCGAGCCACGCGCCGAACTCGGGCGGCTCGTCCTGGCCTGCGACGGCCGAGTTGTAGAGCACCTCGACGTGCTCCAACAGCGACGCGTCCAGCTTCAGCTCCGCGAGCGCGGCGGTCCGCTCGCCTCGCTGCTTCAGGCCGGACAGCTCGGAGCGCAGGGAGTCCCGCTCGGTGACGATCGCGTCGTGGCCCTCGGTCCGCCCCTCGAGCTCGGTGACGCGGGAGGTGAGCGCGGTGATCTCGCCGTCCTTCGCTGCGGCCTGGTTCTTCAGCCTCTCCTTCAATGTCGCCTCCGGCACGAACCCGGAGAGCTTCTCGATCGGCTCGCTGCAGTGCGGACAGTTCGCAGCCACGGTCACTCCTCGGTGGGGTCGGCGTCGTCGGGATCGGGCGGGTCGTCGCCGTCAGGGTCGGGGGCCGGCGCGCCGGGGGCCGGCGTCCGCTCGATCGTGAAGGTGTCTCCGGCGGAGCCCAGCAGCCGCGCGGCCGACGCCTCGTCCTCGCCGAACCCGCGCTGGATGATCGCGATCGCTGCGTCGCGCGGCAGCTGGCCAGCGGCGACGTCGGCGACGATCGCCTTCAGTTCGGCCAGCTGCGCCCCGTTCAGCGCGGTGTCCTGGAGCGAGTCGCTTCCAGCCGCGGCGGCGGGGTCGACGATCGCCGCTTCCACCGCGCGCTCCTGCTCCGCGATCCGGCGCAGCGCGGCGAGCGCGTCCTCCTCGGTCACGCCCCGGTTGAGCGCCTGGTAGACGCCGATCCGGCTGCGCATCCCCTGCTGCTGCTCCCAGGTCAGCTGGTCGCGCAGCTCGCGCAGCTCCTGCGGGGACTTCGGGATCTCGTGGTACTGGACCGAGTATCCGGTCTGCGGCCACGTCCCGATCCCCGCGGCGGCGAGGACGATGGCCGCCACCCGGATCGCCGCGAGGTCGCTCCGGCGGAACACCGGCTGGACCTGCGCCGAGTACTCGCGCTTGCCCTCGTTCGACACCATCAGCGCCGCGGCGCTCGACGGGTTCGAGCTCGCGCGCGACAGGTCCGACGGGTTCAGCCCGAACCGCGTGGCCTGGCGCATGTCGTAGCGCTCGCTGAAGTCGAGCAGGGCGGGGAGGTTCTCGCTCGCGCCCACCTCGTGGACGAACGGCGTCTGGTTCTCCAGGACGTCGTGGTACTCCATCGTGCCGGGTTCGATGATCTTCGTGTGGATCGGCTGCCCGTGGAGCTCGCCTCGGTGGCCGGACTTCACCACGCTGGACCCGGACGGCGCCACCCCGGCGAGGACCACGTAGGAGCCGGTGGCGTCGCGGGCGACGTGGCCGGTGTAGGTCCAGTACATCGCGGAGTTGAGGGTGCCGCGGTGGGCGCCGCGCTTGCTGAAGGTGTTCCACAACTGCCCGGTGTCGGCGTCCTGGTGCCGGGCGTACGGGAACGTCGGCACGCCGTCGT